TGTTGGCAAACGTATTCGTGAACGACCAAATAACAATTTTGTTAATCGGATCGATCGCTGACGAGATATTCTGCAACAGAGACGGGTTGATGTTCTCATCAAACCATCTGTCTACACGCTCATTTCCGATGGGTTTTACCGTCTGGCCGTCACAAACATAGAACCCGTCATCAGATAGAAAGTACGTGAAGCCACCAGACTGAACGACAGAACCAGACGATAGACAACCAAGCTGCCGAGTAATGTTGTCGAACTGGAAGTACAGAGGCGCACCAATGTACGTCATCCGGTAAATCGACTTCTCCAACAACACAATACCGAACTCACCACCAGTGATGCCTTTAATGTCGCCACCGTCAGGAATCACCTGTGAATCACTTTGAGAACCAGTGCCAGGCGTCCAGTTAGTTTCATCGTTGATGTCAGACCAAAAGACTTTAGACGGTTCCGCTGTGGTGTTAGCCGCTACAACAAAGTCCCGAACGACAGTCACATACTTGGCAGCAGGCGCGGCAGCAGCAAGATCTGCAAAATTAGTAGACGATCCTAACGTATAGGCTTGGAGCTTCTCTTTGCCATTAGCAAAGATGATGACTCCACCAAACTGAGCATAGTCCCAATAATCACTCAGCGTATATCCGCCAACTTTTGATACGTCATCAAGACTGGCATCGTTGACATCGAACTTGAATAGCTTTGTCGTGCCAGCAGCAAACAGGTATTGAACACCAGCGAACTTAGGCGGTACAGACAACAATAGATCCTCGCTCGCGGCTGTCGACAAATCGGCTGCAAGAGGGAACGGCGCAAAACCAATACCAGTCGGAATGACATTCTTGGCTTCTGTCAGGTTCGCCCCAAGACCTGCTTGGTCTGGTGCCCACTGTTGAAACAAGACTTTCATCGCGCAGTCACCGACATCGTTAGCGGAGACGCACTGAACTCACCACGATCATCCGACTCGCGCAGACCCAACAGACCACGGTCATACATAGCCTGCCAAGTAGCAAGACGAGCATCGTTCATCAGATACGGCTCGGCTTCTGCAAGACTTCCATACAACAGAAGGTCAGGGCAGTTGGCAAGAAAGACGTTAGACGTATTGGCGTCGCTCAGAAACGCAGGCGCAGCGTAGTACAGAAGAGGCACAGAGTAGGTCGTGTCAGGCGTGGCACCAAACTTAATCGTACTCGACAGAATCGTGTAGTACGAAGGTTTGTTCTGTTCGTATGTACGACCGTTGCGCTCAAGAGTAGATGGCGTGAGATAGGTCAGCGTCCACGTAGGATCGCCATCGATATAGATGTTCTTGAGTTCAAGAAAGTCGCTCGGCAGATTGACCGTTGATGTGCCGCCAGTCGTGGTTAGCGTGGTCGACGAGAGCATTTGCCGGATGCGTAGCTCACGGCGCAGTCGAATCTCAGCAAACTGGATAAAGTCAGGAATCTGACTTGTGAGGTCACTTCTTGCGAGATAGTTTGCGACGCTGGTCTTTAGGTCGCTGTACGTTGTGATTGCCATGTTTTACGTCATCCCATCCAAACGTCCTGGCCCCGGTATGCCCTATGTGCATGGACAAATCGTGGTCAACGTGAACGGGAATGTCGCTTTCTAAGCACTTCACACAGAAAGTAACGTCTTCCCCGATAACCCCACCATGATCCGTCCAGATAACGTCATGCCAAGGTTGCGGAACTTTCTCAAAGACTTCTCGCCTGATTAGTGTAACACCGAACCCCACCGCTGTCACCTGTTCTATGCCCGTTTTACCCCTAGATTCAACCTTGTGCCAAACCTGAGAAACCTCTGCACCCTTCTTGATTTCCAGATTTAAAGCAGTCGGCAATACAGGCTCTCTACGGGTAGTTGCGTTAACTCCAAGAACCGAGACGTTTCTAGCTAAAAGCACTTCTAGCGTGTTACTTGGGAACCGCATATCGCTGTCGATCCACAGCACAGCATCAGCACCCATTTCTAACGCTTCGTGAGCTAGTTTCTCTCGCTGTGTAAATATCAGCGTACCAGGCATCTGTAACAGTTCAATCTCGACTTTGCCACGTTTGGCTTCGTATTGAACTAATTTGGCAAGGTCAAAACAGAACCCAGCCATAACCTCATCACGACATGGTACGCAGATAGCTACTTTCAAATTTTCCCCGGATGCGTTCTAAAGAAACGGTTATCAGGATGGTTCAGAAAGGCTTTGAATCGTGTCTGATCGATAACAGTAAAACCCTGCATGATCTTGTCACGGTTCAACTGATCGACAACAGTGAGAGGCAGGCGAGCAACGTGGGTAATGACCTCATCGAACTTACCGTCTGAGTCATTGTATTGCCGCTTGTTAGCATCGATGATTTTAGAAACATCCTGCCTTGTTTCCAGAATCACCCCGTCATCAGTCTCATGTGCGACTGTATAACGGCCATCTTCAACTGAGAATAGTTTCATTGATCTACTCTAACATGCGACCAGGTTCTTCCAACCCTGACGCCTCGGATGCAATTTGGAGACACGCCAAACCGTCTAGCTAGGCTTGCATGGCTGTCTGAGCTTTGACGGATTTGCTTCACGATTTCTTCGTTTATCAGCGCCTTGCCGTTTCCAGTTCCTACAGGAGCAACTACTCGCTTCCTGCCTTTGCTAATCATGTCTTGAGAATTTTCTTTTGGAGTTCCGATTGATAGATGTTTAGGGTTCACACAACTCGGGTTATCACAACTATGCATTACAAACATACCGGCAGGAATTTCTGCCTTATTTGCCAATCGCCAGCTCACTCTATGAGCGCCATCAGACCCTAGTGCTTTAACGCCTAAACTTATTCTTCCGTATCCATTTGCAAGTTTCTGACCTTGCCATTCCCAACATTCGTTTTCGCCAACCTTTTTGACTTTAAGCCAGAACCTAACCTCTAACGGGGCTTGCGACCACTTCCTATCTTCTGTGGTTCCGTATTTTTTCAATCTAACGTAATGCTTATAACAGTAACCAAATGCTTTTAATTTTCCACCACAACCATCTACTTTGCACTGCATGGCTACCCCCATCGTTAGACAGGGGTAGCTTATCATGCAATCAGCACACGGTCAATTACAGAGCTGCATTAAGATCGGCCACCAGACCATGAGCTGCCTCATTGCGCATTTCGAGCGTGAACTCAGCCAAAAGCTGGGTCTTCTCGCTGTCGCCCGTCTTAGCCAGATCGTTAGTCTGGAACGGACGCAGATACGCAATAGCCGCATACTCCGGGTCAATCAGGAATGCGTCACGAGTACGCAGGAACCTGTCAGGTACGGTAGAAAGTTGGCCGAAGTCGCTCATATAGACATCAGCCGCCCCAATGATGGTCGTGGGGCCATCACCAGGCGCCATATAACGCTGAGCAGCGATACCGGCAAACGTGCTGGCCTTCTGCTTCAGACCGCTGTTAACAACCAGCATCGTTGGGTTGCCACCAGAATCAAACACCTCAGCAACGACGGTCTTCAGCAGCGTCTCGGTAAACGTGCGGGTAGCACCATCCGAGCGGGTCGAAACACCGATCGTCGTGGGATCGGTGCCAGACGTACCGGCGTCAGTGTTGGTCTTGATCCAAGACAGCAGAGCACCCAGCTTACGAGCGGTCGACGAAGAACCAGCACTACGGCCCTGATTGGCACCGAGAATGGTTTCCATGTCACGCTTAAGCTCGCTGGCAGCTTTAGAAAGCTGATAAGCCTTCTCCGACTTACGACCGGCCTTGTTAACCGCTTCCAGGGTGCCGGAGACTTGAATCGTCTTCTGAACGATCTGGCAGTAGTTGCCTAGACGGGTGGTCGGGCTGATGGTCGCAGAAACAGCGTCATCACCTTCAACAGCAGCGTTTGCACTGGTAGCAGCAGCGAGGCTATCACTCTGCCACTCGTGGAAAACAGCAGTTGCTTTGGTGCGAGCAAGGGTTGAGAGAATCGGGGTTTCGGTGGGGCTGATGTCATAAATGACGTCGATCAGATCCTCACGCTGGCCAATGGCCGTATGAGCGGTAAAGGTGGGCATGATTTATCTCACAAGAATTTTTCAAAAAGGCTTGCGGCATCTCTGGCTTTGCCAGACTTCCGCAGTCGGTTGCGTTCAGCCTTATACGATTCGGTTTCTGGTTGGG